ACTTTTGTAGTATTGTCGGATCTTTTAATAGTAGTAGAACCGATACCGTAACTGGAACCTGGACCTCCCAAATATTGAAATAGTATATTTTTATTTAGAGAAATGCCCAAATTATTCACTATGTTAATATCAAGATTACTCGAAGGATTGCTAAATTGAGTAGGAGAACTTGACATTTTAAGTTTCTGTAAAATTAGCAACCTATTTTGAGAACTGTAGTTAAATTTGTTTTGAGATCCAACAGTGGCGGCATAATTTTTTTCTAATATATTGAAAGGCATCGTACCGTGTCTTGTCAAATGCACGCCTGTTCCTTCCACTCCCACTTGTTCTAAAGTATTTTTACCGTTGTTGTAAACTCTTGTGTTTTCCAAAAGACCGGATAACGGAGCGCCTTGCGTAATTCCCGCCAACGCTTTTCCTGTCTCCATTTTTGGATTCGACAATTGAAGACCAATTTGTTTTTGTATGAATGCAGCTCCCCTTGGTTTGTCTTCGAAGAATTTTTTTATTCTTGATTTGTCTATTTGACTTGCTAACGTATAAGTTTGCGTACCAACTTCGTAAGTAATTCCACCACCCCTAGCAGGATAATCCAAACTTGTTCTATTCTTTGTGTAGAATTCTACTATGGTTGGAGGAGTCGTATTGTCTTCTATTGGAAATTGAACGTAAGGCTGACCTGACCAACCTCCGCCTGGACGATCGCTTCCATATTTTAAAGACTTTAAGTCGGTTTTCAATTGTATTAAGAATGGCATTGCTATTTTTTTCCTGGATTAATTATTGGACTACCGTCTGAATTTACTCCCGATGATTGATCCGTAACTTTTACTACTGCTGTACCCGTTATCGGATCCATGTAGATGTATGTATTTCCTGACCTCATTCTATTTTCTGGGGCAATTGCTGGCTCCATTTGATTGTTTGGAGTTGATGTATTGTTTACTGTTCCTTTAGCCACTTTTTCAGAAACAGTAACAGCGCTTAAATCTCCACCTAAAGATCTAATTTGCGCTCCCATATTAGCCGATCCTTCTTTAATGCTTTCTATAAAATCGTTTGGTATTTGACCGAAAGCAACATAATCTAATCCCTCTAAAATATAATAAGCCGCTTTACCAATGAATTCAACTGCGCCTGCAAAAAAGTCCCTAACGCCTTCTATTACTTTTCTGATATTTTCTGGTTTTGATAGATAATCGAAAAAGCTTTCTATCTTTTCAATAATTCCACTTTTTTCAACAAAATCAGCTATAGATTGTTGTATTTTTTCCGTGAAAGCTCCGATCTTTTCTTGCAGAGAAGCGTTTGTTAAGTTTTGATAGGCTTCTTCTCCTGTCAATCTTATTATCTCTTCTTTCGTTTTTCCTTGGGCTTTTAAAGCTTGTACTTTTGCTTGAGCATCTTTAAGATCTTTTGCTCCTAATCGACTTAGTAACTCTTGCTGTTTAAGCATGTTTCCCATTTCGTCTCTCGACATTCCAAAGCTCTTAGCCAAAGCTTCGGCTGAAATTCTATTAAGCTGTAAAAATTCTTCGGAAGTTCCCACTTGTTTTGTTATCTCTTGAGCTGCTGTAGCCAAATCGTTGTTTAAGAAAGCCTCTCTAGCTTTCATTAAATTTATATTTTTACCGGTAAGTAATTGAGCTTCGAATTCGCTTGATATGCTAGATTCGAAATCCAAAAATGAATTGGCCATAGAATCGAGCTGTTTCAATTCTAGCCCCATTGATTTGACAGTAACTAAAGACTTGGTTAATTTTTCTGGGTATTTTGCAAAAGAAAGTCCCAGATAGCCTCCAAGGGTAGAAGCTTCTTTAAGTATTTTTTGATATTGAAAACTTATACCTGTTGCATTTTTTAAAGCTGCAACTTGAGAAAGAATTGATTTAGTAGTTCCCTCTGCAGATTTTTGTGTAAGAATAGAAGATTCAAGAATTGCTTTTCTTGATTCTAATTCAAGACCTGGTATGTCGCTTAATTTAATGTTAGTTACAAGTTGTTCGTTAGTAAGTCTATTAGTAACTCCCAAAGCGTCGATCATTTCCATTTGCGATGCTACCATTCTTTGAGAATTCACAAATAAATCTCCACTAGTAATACTAAGACTCGCAAACTCCATTTTTATCTTTCTAGCCTCTTCGGTAGAAATGTTCATGGCTCTTGCGAACTTAACAGTTTTGTCTTGTATTCCTGTTATGTAATCAAATGCTGATTTTAATCCACTAACGAGTCCACCAATTGCTCCGCCTATAGCGCTGAATGCAGTTCCTATAGCGGGCAACAAAGTTAATGGATCTTTTAAAGATTCGCCTATGCTAGAAAGACCTGCTTTACCTAGATACTTAACTTTATCAAAGAAAGTTAATTTAGCTCCAATTTTTTCTAGATCTTTGGCATTTTCGACCATACTTTCGTATATCTCGTTACCAAGCCCTAGCTTTTTAGCAAAACCACCTAATAGCTTACCGCTAATTCCTATGCTATCGTTAATTCTTTTCTCTTGCACTAACTTGTCTTCGCCATATTTTAAAGCGTCTTTGTTTAGATCGTTTGCAAGTTTTAAATTAACAAAACTCTGTTGTTCTAAGTCTAAATTCGCAAGAAGAGCCTTTGATATATCTTCTAATTGATCTTTTTCTTCTCCTGTAGCTGAAGCTATCTGTTCTAACGATCTTAAGTACTCTTTTGCTCCGTCTAATCTATCTCCGCCTCTTGCAACTAATTGCTTTTGGGACTCTTCTAATTTTTGAGATACAATATAATCTTTTTGTTTGGCCTTTAATAACTCTTGATTTATTTGCTTTAGATTGATACTGCCTTTACTTAATGACTCTATTCTGCCTTGTATACTATCATAAGAAGATACCATTTTTTTCAAAAGATTCTTAGATTCGTTGAGAATATTGTTATAATCTCCCTGATTCTTTATGTTCTCTTTTGCGCCTGTGGTATCGTTTATGCCTCCAGTATTAGGTCCAGTATTTTTATTTTCGTTAGCCATGTACAGTTATTGTCTACAAATAAATATTAAGACTTAGATTTTACTTTGGAAACAAATGTTGGCTCCTCGCTCTTTGATTTGGCGAATTCTGGTATATTAATCTTATTGGGATCAGTTTTTTCGGTAATTTTCTTATTCTTATCGTTTCTTACCTCTTCTACGCGTTCTAAATACTCATTGATTTTTTTAAGATTAAATCTCCTCTTATTCACGTCCATGTTCCATACCTCGGAATAGGTAAAGCCTCCACCGCCATGATAGGTCAGTTCAAAGACTTCGGTCATAAACGTGCGTCTATATTCCGCTCCCGGGAAAAAAGAACTCTGCCGACATTGGAACGTCGATTTCGGTTTCTGTACCGTCGCTCAAAGTAACTGTCGTTTTCATGCTAATGTCCGGAGTAACTGAAGCAATAAACTGTCTTAACGGATTTGAATCTCTTGACAATAAGGCTCCTGAATCGATAAAATCTCTGATGGTTTTTGTAGATCTGTCGCCGTTAATAGATGTTATCTGATGTTTTAATCTCAAACTGATTCCAGCGTCTTGACCCAAAGCTTTTTTAATGCCTTTTGCTTCTTCGTCGATTTTTTTATCGTCTTCAATGGTAAGAATTTTAAAAGTAACCGTATTCTTGGTGAAAGGCAATTCGTAAGAGATTTCGTTATCGTTTTTAAACAAAGATAGATCTACCTTTTTGTATTCCAACTTCTGTAAATCAATAACAATAGTCTCCTCTTGGCCGGTGTTTGGATTGGCGTATCTCAAATTGTAGTCCTTACCGTAGCCCAAAATTCTAGCTGCAATAAGAAGCGCATTCCTGTCTCCTAGGGTTAGATCCTCGTACTTTATTTCTGTCTTAATAAGTGACTTAAGCATCTTTTCGATAGCTAAGCCCTGACGTAACAGGTTCACGTTGGTTAAGATGTCCTCTTCTCTAGCAGTCATGTATTTCATTTCGACTACTCCTGCGGACAATGCGTTTTCTTTTGGGTAAAGTAGGCCTTTCGAAGGAAGGTCTATCATTTCGGTGGGAACCGTAAATTTTTCTGCCATAAACTATATATTTTATTTATAAATATACACCATTCAAATTTCATAGAACAAAAAAAGACCGCAGTGATTAGTTGCGGTCTTTCTAATATTCTAATAATTGAATAGTAGGCCTAATAATTTAAGATACAATAATCCATTCCTATACTTATAGTCAATTCCGTAGGATCTGTTGTAGACCAATCGTAGGTACCGAAAGAGGCTTCTTTGATGAAAGCTCCTTTGATGATCCACTCACTTACAACGTCACCAACTGGACCGATAATGTTTAAACTCAAATCTTTCTTGTAGAAATCAGAGTAACCGTCTCTACCTGTTACTGACTCGTGATGTAATCTCACCCACTCCATTACAGCTTGTTGGCCTGATGGAGAAATTGGGTTGTATAATGACAAACTCATATCTTTCCACTCTGCTTTACCTTTTAACTTACGGTAAACGTTGATGTGGTCTATTTTGATCTCGTTCAAAGTAACGCCTGGAGCGTCTGCTTTTTTGATCATATATGAAGGAATGCCGTCTATGTACATTACGAACCTGTTAGAAACTGTGGGTTCGAATGACGTAAACATAATCTCGTTTGGATCCAACACTGGCATAATATTCTAGTTTAATTGTGTAATAATAAATATTACTTTACTTATTTTTTATTTGCGTCTGCTTTCTTTTTGTCAGCAGCTTTTTTGTCGGCAACCTTCTTAGCTTCAGCTTCTTTCTTTTTCTTTTCTTCAGCTTTCTTTTTGTCTTCTGCTTCTTTCTTTTTCTTTTCTTCAGCAGCTTTTTTAGGGTCAGCTTTCTTAGCTTCTTTTAATGGTTTTAATGGACCAAATGCATCTGTGCCTTTTTTCATATACTTATATTCTAACCATT